CTGACAGTCCTAAGACCAGCATCGCCGTTAAAACGAAAGAAGGGAAGAAGTACGAAAAATATTGCACGTTCAATCACCAATGCTTTTGTAATCATGTGGTCGGGGTGTCCCTCCCAAGCAGCCCTTAACAAGAGAGCTTCTCGTTCGGACTTATCATCAACGCCTATAGCGTTAGTGATATAGCCAAGGGCAAGGTCATGTTTGACCTCATCCTTGACGTTAGATTCTAGAAGTATGCGTGCGTCATTCGGTACATTCTTCTCAAGAGATTCGGAGATAAAATCCCCCACTGGTAATTCCATGTGGCGAATTGCCAAAGCGCGGTAGATGGTCTCTTCAGCTCCTTCTTTAAGTGTTCCTCCTGTAGTTTGGACAGGGTTCCATGTTCTCTTTCTTGCGAGTAACTTCTCATACGGATTCATTGTTGACAATCACAGGTAATTTCTTCTGGGGTACTCAATATTCCTGCTAAGTAATTGTCTACGTCTTCTTGATCTAAGGCAGCATAAGCATCTGACTTATCTTGTACGTCGGACATGACTTGAAGTGAATAGTAGAGAGAGGTTTGTGGACTCTTTAGCCACTCCTCTATAAATGCTTCATCGTAAGTCACCATATCGCTCCAAGAATTGAAGCTATAGCCATGAAGCAATTCTGTTTGCTCTAGCATGATCATTATCTGATCAGCTACTTTCTTATACGTATCCCATCCAACTTCGGATGCAATTTCTACGTCGCCATATTCATAATGTGATACCCCAAATGTACCTGAGTCTCTATCTACACTCCTTGATATAGGTGGTGCGATCTCTGGAGTTGACGTGAAGCCTTCGAGATCTTTACTTCTGTATGAACAAGATGCAGTAGGAGCTATGGCGAATGCTCTATCCATCTTTTGATATTCAGCAATTGACGCAGCTTGTTGTATGCCCATGTAAAGTTCCCGCGCTGCGATACCGCTAGTACCTTCAACCCACTTACCTTTGTTTACTTGTTCGAGTGAGTCTCCAAACTGGGCATAAGTTATGTTGTTTTGTCTAAGGAAGTTGGCTAATCCAAGCATCCCAAGTCCGACTTGACGATCCTTTTCTGGGGGTAGATATTCTCCAAGCTCTCCAACACCCGTTTTGCCGTGGAGTTCGCACAGCGAGGACATACCCTCAGTGAAAGCTGTACGGAGTTCTCCAATTTTACAAGCTCCCAAGTTGACGTGCTGAAGCAAACATGTGGATCGAGAGCCGATGAAGACTTCCAAACAGACGTTGCTATAGATTCGGTTTCCATGTTTATCGTGTTTTATTTTGGCAAGCCATATGTCTCCTCTTGCAATTCCTTTAAGTATTGATTCCTTGACTTCATCTGTTGTATTAGACCAGTCTTTTGGGGTGAGGTTAATGCATCTTTTGATCCAAGGAAGTTCCGCACGGGGAGTATGTATGAACTCCAGAATATCAGGATGAGTGATGTCGAGAGTAGCAACCACAGCCCCATTACGGTATGTGCCCCCCCTCCTAAGAATTTCATTTAATGTTGAGTAGATTTTTGCGAAAGATACTGGTCCCGATGCAACAAGTTTGTCATTTCCTTTAATACTTTCGGTTCCTTTGGGTCGTAGTTTCGACAAGTGAACTGCGACTCCTGCTCCATATCTGAGAGCAGTTGATACAAATTTCCAAGATGCTTGTATGCCATTGTCTCCCTCCATTGAGTCTTCTACTACGAAGACGGTACAACTTACTGGAAGACGTGAGGTGGGGTCGTCTATCCATGACTGGACTCTGCCAGTACGTGCTATTTTGTTTGCCATTTATATCAAGTCATTTAGGGTTGGTGTTTTATAGTTTGGTCCTTTCAGAACCTTGCCATCTTCTCGTTTGATAGGTTTTCCATCCTCATCAAGTTTTGATAGATTGCTTTCATGTATCCTTTCTAATGCCCTATCAAGATCCCAACCCATGTTTGCTGCATACTGATAGCACACATAAACAAGGTCTCCGAGTTCCTTTAAGCATTCTTCTTTAAATATGTCATTGTTTCTAAAGAGCATACCCTCTGCTTCCACAAACTCTTCATACTCTTCTTTAATTAGTAGACGTTGGTATGATCTAGTCTTTAAGTCTTCAGAACTCTGTATCCCGTATGCTTTCCGGAACTCTTTTGCCTGTTCTAAATTCGATTTCATTTGATAGGTAGTGGATGGCTTTAGTAAGGTCTTCTATGTCGTCGTTCTTATACCCAGCTCTACATACATACTTGACTACGTTTCCGAGGTGGAATCCAAGTTCTTGGTCCCTAATAAAATCCCAAACATTAATGGTTCCCCTGCGGTAGTAGCTTGGTCCTTGGTCGTTGGTGGTTTCGGCCATGAGTCTAATAATTTTTGAACAGCGTTTCCTAGTACAAAGTTTTGCCTTTGTAGTGCCATTAAGAGAGTGATCAGATCCTTTTTCTGTGTCTTAGGATCATTGATCGCTATCTCAATTGTCCTAATCCGGAACTCTTGCTCCGTCGTCAACTCCATACTCGGAGGTGGGGGTCCATAGGATTGGTTGTTTTGTGTCATGGTTATAGTCATCCGTGGTGAGTATTCGTGCGAGTCGTGCATTAACTAATGCGTCTGCTTCAGTCAAGCCTTTCTCTACGAAGGTCTCAGCGACTGCTTTCCATGTGTATCCTTTCTCTTCGAAGATACTTGTAGCTCTTTTGATGCCTATTGTGGGGCATCCTGCGTATCCGTCAGTGTTATCTCCAGCTAGTGACTGGATGAGATGCCATCGAGCACCTTCTTCTGGTGTGATGTCTACGGTTTCTTTAAAGTCATATAGTTTCCCAGGTATTTGTCTCATGTCCTTATCAGGTGAGACAATAACGTTCCCAGGGTACTTGGTCGCATAAATTCCAAGTGAATCGTCTGCTTCTAGAGTGTCTAACTCTATAACTTTGTACTCAGACTTAAGTTTATTTATGACCCTTTTGAACCCACAGGGCTTTTTCCTATTTCGATTACCCTTATAATCGGGCAAAATTTTCTTCCTAAAATTATTAGGGGTTGTGAAAAAGAGAATCATCTCGTCTAATGAGCCAAATTCCCTTCTGATCTTGCCTAATTCACGCGCTACGCACGAATAAGCCTCTTTAAAGGAAGAAGTGACAACAATGACGTCGTTTCCGAAATCAAGTTCGGTCTCTGTTGCGGCACAGCATTTATATACTATGTAATCGCAATCTATTAGTAATTTCATAAATTAGTGGACGTCAGCCCATGTCTTGCCGATTTTTGCTTCGGCTGCTATGGGACAACGGAGTGAATAGTATTCCCCTGCCAGTGCTGCACTTAATTCCAATGTAAATGCTAAATCCTCAGAATGATGCTTGTGAACTTCGTATTGAAGCTCGTCATGTATGAATCCAAGTTGGTGGGCAGTAGGGGGTAAGTTCTCGTTAGCTATAACCATTTGCCGCTTCGCTATAATCCCAGCCGATCCCTGTAAAAGGTAGTTGAGTGCCTTGTGAGGGCTATCAACTAGGATCTTTCGACCATCTATAGCCTTGACATATGGACACGACCTACGTTCGTGATAAGTTTTTTCCATACTTTTTAAAAGATCACCTAATCCATCAATAGCTTCGACGTATGCGGCTCTTATTTCCTTTCCTTTTTTCTTTGCTTTGGCTGGCTTAAGTTCTGGATCAACTGACAGACCTAGTTTTTGGTCTCCCGCCCCATATAAAAAGGCATAGGAAACTGTCTTTACTTGCCTTCTAGAAATTCCGATTTTATCTGCATTAACTTGGTGTATATCTCCTGTAAGGAGGATTTTGGCATACCTGCCTCCGTCATATCGTGCAAGATAATGGGCAAGTACACGAAGTTCAATCCCAGACAAATCACACCCGCACATAACGAGATTATCTGTTGCAGTGAATAGAGCGCGGAATCTAAGGTCGCTCGGACTTTGGGAAATATTCGGTCGTCTATGAGCACAGCGAAAAGTATTAGTAGCTACTGAACAGTGGTGATGTATTCGACTAGACGTCGTAACAAGCTTCAGCCATGCGTTCACGCCTTCGCAAAGAATCCCTAAAAGCTTCTTCAGCTCCAGACATCGAAGAAATTTGATCGCTGTATCCGACCCATGGTCCTTGTGAATCTCCTTGTGAGCTTCGTTCAGCACATGCTCGTCTATAACGGGCTTTCCGTTCGAGCTTATTAATGAGGGTGTCCATCCATAATGAGTAGTCAAAATCCATGCGATGTGATCTCTAGAGGTAACATTTAATTCTTTTAGCTTCGTGAACGAACACTCTTCTATGATGGTTTTCTGACCACAGTGCAAGTGCTCCTCTGTTTTTCCAGTCCCTTCTAAATAACCTTTAGTCTGGTTATTTCTTTTAGGAGTGAATCTCGTGTCTGCAACGTAAGGGTGCCTGTTTTGAAGTACCGCAGTAGTTCTTTCCAGTTCGCCTCTGAGATCTTGTTCAAGTTCCCATGCAGATGCCTCATCAAAATGCCATCCATGTTCCTCTTGGGTAGTAAGTATTTGTGCAACCTGATGCTCTAGCCAGCACCAGTCAGGTAAGTCCGGAAGTGCTCGCATAGTTTCATAGTTACTTTTACGTCTTGTTGGCAGTAGTCTTCCATTTCTTGTGACCACTCAGCCCAGTCAGTTGTCTCACCAAACTCGCCTTTATACTCTCCTAACCTGTAACCCCAAGCCGCTAGACTATGACGTCCTTTAAGCTTTGGTTCCATATTTTTCCGGTTTTCATCTATAGCAAATAAGTTTGGATGAAATAATCTAGAGAGAATAAGGGTATCGAAAGGTTTACCACTGAGTTTAAAATGGGGATAGATCTTACGTATAGCGGGTAAGTCATAACCAATAATATTGTGACCAATTAAATGTTCAGCATTAGAGAGAGTTAGTAACCCTTCAACAATGCTGGGACATGTACCTTGGTTGTTATATGTATTGAGTTTGTCTGTTTCCGTGTCGTAAGTAACAAGGCAGTGAACCTTGGAAACCGTCTTAAGCAACCCATTGGTTTCTATATCGAATACGATCATTAGAAGTCTTGGGATGGATTGAACGATTCGGTCTCCTCTTCGAAGACACAAGTATCCTTGTTATATGTAAGGGTTGAAGCTACTCCCACGTCTCCCGTATAGCGGTTCTTGAGCACCCGCAGTACGGTGGATCTATCTCCCTCCGCCTGTTGGTTAGCTTCTAAGGTCCATACGTTATCGCTTATTTGGCTTATGCTATGTGATCCTCTAAGGCTTGAAAGAGATACTCTACCGCCCTCCTCCGCAGAGGTTGAGCCAGTACCTGATCTTCTTAAGTGGCTTACTAGGAATAAGCTAATACCAGTACGTTGAACCAATGACCTTAAATTGGTCATCGTCTTATCTATACATCTACGCTCGTCCTGTACTCCGTCAAGACCTGAAAGGAGGATGGATAAATGATCAAGAAAGATGACTTTTGTTTCGAGACCGAGAGCCATATATTCGCAACGGCTATATATAACATCAGGGTCAAGGCTCCCAAAGTGGTCATACAAAAATAAATTCCAATTAGCCAAGCTCCGATCATACGCATCTTTAAGCGTTTCAGTATCATGTTCCCCTATGTGTAAGGCTTTACCTGTAGCAACAGACATCAGCCCTAAAGCTGTACGTCTATTAGATTCTTCAAGAGCTATATACCCAACCTTGACGCCATCATTAAGTAGGTCAACCGCAAGCTGGCGACAGAAGGTACTCTTACCTTGTCCTGTACCTGCTGTGATGGTAGTTAACTCTGAGCTACGCATTCCGTGGGTTAGTTTCTGTAACCCTTCAAGCTTGTATTCATGCTCACATGGTGTATTAGGTGTAGTAACTACCTCTAATAATGTTTTGCAGTCAACAATACCGTCTGGCTGATAAGGATCAGCGTTATAAATAGCATGTCTAATTGATTTGGAATCTAGTTTTTGTAGTGCATCTGAGGCATCTTTATATTCAGATAACCTTGCAATCTTTACCTTACCCGCAGGTAAGATACTAGCTGCATCAGTCGCTGCTTTAATACCTGGTTCATCGTTATCAAAGAATAAAACAATCTCGTCGTACCCTTGGAGGTAGGAGATCTGTTTCTGTAAATC